GGGAACAGGCGGTCCTGTTGACGGCGATAACGCCGCGCGCCATGTACACGAACATGGTCCTGAAGGGGATCACGATGACGCGCTCGACGGCCATCGGTGCGGGGGCGGCGAAGTTCCGGTTGCAACTCCGAGAGATCCGCGTCGTGTCGTCATCGATCGGTGCGGCGCCTGCGCCTACGGTGGCATCATCGAGCCAGACGCAGAACGTTGGAGCGAAGAACACGACGGGGGCATCCGCCGGGAATAAGCAGAGCTTTCTACGTAAAGCTACGACCAGAGCCGGAGGGGTGCCCACCGTATAGACATGGAAACAATACCTACCGACCCCACGTTGCTCTATTGGGATCAAACAACGAGCCTCGACGGCACACCGTATGTATTATCTTTCCGATTCAACAATCGGGAACAGGTTTACTATCTCACCATATCCTCTACCGACGGCACTGAGACATACGTCGCCGGTCTGAAGCTAGTGTCGGACGTCTGTCTGCTAGGCGCATACGCGACCCCGCCCGGGGAGCTCATGGCCTACGCCACGGGCCCCGATGATTCCCCCGCCCGTGTGGGGGATTGGGGTACACGTGTGAATCTATACTATCTTACCCAGGCCGAGATGATTGCCGCCGGGGTCGATCCAACTCGGAATCCCTATGCCTAACGCCATCGGCTCCAAGCTCTTCTGTCGGGAGGTTCATCTGACGCTCGGGGCTTCGGGTGGGGCGACACCATTGGTCGATGCCGTGTTCAACACGTCCGACGCAACGGGGCTCACGGTCGACGGCTTGGACATCGACTTCCGCATCGAGAAGTCCCTGAAGGCGACCGAGCCGAACAAGTGCGAAATCGAAATCTTCAACCTGACGTCTGATCACCGCAAAGCCCTCGGCGGTGCGAAAGCGCTCATGGTGTCTTTGCAGGCCGGCTATCTAGGCGACACGGCGATGCTGTACTACGGCTCCGTGCGCTCGGCCCGATCGGAGCGATCCGGCACGGGCATGGCCGACTTCGTGACGAAGATCTCGTCCGAGGACACGACGGCTCGGCTGACGGGCATCGGGGGGACCAAGAAGCTCATCTTGGGGCAGGCCGCGATACAAATCCCGACCGGCCCCAAGATGACGGTGCAGAACGCCATCAACGCGCTGGCCACGGCGCTCGGCAAACAAGCCCCGTCGAAGATTCCGGGGTCGCTCGCGACTTTCCAGGTCAACGGGTCCTGTATCCTCGGGGACGCGCGGCAGCGGATGACTGACATCTGCCGATCGGCGGGGCTCGAATGGTCCGTGCAGAACGGGCAGATTCAACTCCTCGCCGTCGGACAGCCCCTTCAGACGTCCCAGGCCGTGCAGATTTCGCTGGACACGGGATTGGTCGACTCCCCCCAGGTCGACACCCAGGGCGTCGCGCAGGCCAAGTGTCTGCTCATCCCCGAGATATCTCCGGGAACGCTCGTGAACTTCATCGGCCCCGGAGACCCCTCGGGGTTGGCCCCTTGCTTGTTCGTCCAAGGTGGCTATCGTGTGGACAAGTGCCGATACGATGGTAGTACCTACAAGAAGGAATTTTACGTCGAGATGACGTGCGTGAAATACTAACATGCCCCTCCCCCGATCCCACGCCGAAATCATTGGTCAGCAGAAGGACGACATCTTCACGTCGATGAAGAAGTGCATCCCCGCGACGGTGACGGCCGTGTATCCGGCCAAGATGACCGTCGACGTCCAGGTGGCCATCAACACGCCGCACACCGATCCCATTGGTCAAGTTTTCTCCGAGGACGCCGTGTCGATCTGCGACGTGCCCCTCGGCACCATGCGCGGCGGGAAGTTCTTCGTGTGGCTCCCCGTGGCCGTCGGCGATTCGGTCCTGCTCCTCATGTCGGACGTTTCGACGGACACGTGGCGCGCATCGCCGAAGACATCGACCGGGCCGCAACCGAACGGCCCTTTCTTCGTCGGCAAGCACACGTTCGATTCGTGCTTCGCGATCCCTATGTTCGCCCCCGACGCGTACGTGTTCTCGGATCCGGCGGGTGACCCGCAGAAGATCATCATCGGGCAGGATGGCGGACCGGAGATCAAGATCGGCACGGGCAGTATCGAGCTTCGGGGCGCGTCCCCTGCCGCGGATTATGTGGCGCTAGCATCAAAGGTAGACTCGGCCGTAGCAACCCTGACGGCCGCCATCAATACGCACACGCATGTGGTGGCGGGGGTTACGTCGGGACCTTCTTCGGCCACGGCTACGGCGACCACTAACGGCGTTAGCGGCACCATTCCATCTGCGGCGTCTACCCTGGTGCAATGCGCATGACCGAATACGCGCCCCTCGGATCCGTGACCGTCGCTTTGCGCAACGCGGTAAACGCAGGGGCGTGGGCGGAACGGAAAAGGATAATAGCGTGGATGAGCACGAGCACCGACCCGAGCGTCCTCGAATGCGCTAAAATGCTGGCGCATGGCCTCCTTCCGGATCAACCCCGCGACCGGTGATCTCGACATTTCCACGGGGAATCTCACCCTCGTGACGTCGAACGCCGAGGTTACGGCCGCGAAGTTGACGGCTTTGTTCACCCTTTGGCAGGGGGAATGGTTTCGGGACGGTCGGCTCGGCTTCCCGTACTTCACGTACGTTTACGTGAAAAACCCGCAATTGTCCGTAATCGCGTCGCTCATCCGCCAGGTGTGCCTTGATTGCCCTGGGGTCGGGTCGATTTCGTACATCAACCTCGACTTCGACACGCGCAACCGGTCGCTCGCAGCCACCGTGGCCGTGGTCACGAACGACGGGGTCTTGCTCACCGGGGGCCTCGGAAAACCCTTCATCGTCACCGCACCGAAGAACTAACCCATGCCGATTACCATGACCACCGCGGCGGGGTTCACGCCGACCACCGAAGACGACGAGGTCACGTACCTCAACGGACAATTCTCGCAGAACGTCGGCGCCGGGATCGATCTCGACCCCGACCAGCCCCTCGGCCAAATCATCGGCATCTTCGCCAAGGAATACCAGCAGGCCACCGAACTACTGGCCACGGCGTTCAACATGGTCAACCCGAACGCGGCCGAGGGGGTTCTCCTCGCTAACGTGTGTGCGATCACGGGGACGGTCCCCGAAGTCGCGACGTACGGGACGGTGCAATGCACGCTGACCTTGGCCCCCGGAACAACGGTGCCAGCAGGGTCGATCGTCTACGTCACCGGGCAACCGACGAACACCTGGACGCTGCTTTCCTCGGTGACTTACGGTGGCACGACCGGGAATTGGACGTCACCGGCCGTGACCTTCCAGAGCACCCAGGCCGGTGCCATCGCCGCGCCGCTGAATACCGTGACGGCCATCGGGTCGCCTGTTGCGGGGTGGGTATCCGTGACGAACGTGGCCGACGCCGTCGAGGGGCATCCGGCCGACACCGACACGACCCTGCGGCTCCGGCAGGCCGAAGAACTTGCCGGTTCGTCGCAGGGCAACCTCGCCTCGGTTCGCGCCGCCGTCGCCGCCGTCATCGAACCGAACTACACCGGCCTTTCGAATACGGTGTGGGTGTACGAGAACACGACCAGCGAACCGGATGCAAACGGCGTGCCAGGGCATTCGATCCACGTCGTTTATTGGGATGGGGCGACCCACCCGACCCCGCACAACAGCATCGCCCAAGCAATTTGGGACCACAAGTCGGCCGGCGTCGGCACGTTTGGAACCTTGTCGGGGACCGCGACGGATGCGCTCGGAAGCACGCACACGGTGTACTTCGACGTCGGCACGGCCGTCAACATCTACGTGAACCTGGTGACGACCCCGACGACGGTGACCTCCGGCACGACGGCGTACGCGGCTATCACGACGGCGGTGCAGAGCTACGTCCAGGCGACGTGGAACTTCGGCACCCCGGCGAACATCATCCCCCTCGTATCGGCCGCACTCGACGCCCTGGGTATGGGCGTGACGGATATTCCGCAGTGGCAAATCGACACCGTGAATCCCCCCGTGGCCACGGGGAACATCACGATGCAGCCGTACCAGATCGCCGTGCTCGCGGGGTTGACGGTCAATGGTACCTAGCGTCGACAACACGAAGGTCGCGACGGCGATCGGACTGCTCACGTCTTCGTACGCGGGCAAGCCCGTAATCACGGGAATCCTCACGTCGTTGGCCAACCGTTTTCAACTCCTCGAGCAGCAGACGTGGTCGGTCATCAACGCGTACATCTTGTCGAACTACCCCATCGCAGGACAGGACTTCTCCGTGGCGCTCGACAACATCGGAGCGATCATCGGCGAGCCCCGCGGCGGGCGTAACGACGAGGCCTATGTGCCGGCCCTGTACTTGCGGATCTTGGTCAATCGCTCGGACGGCTCGACGATGTCGCTCATCGGCATCGTGCAGAAGGCGCTCGCAAACGCCGGGGTCATCCCCACGCTGTTCACGTATTGGGAACCCGCCCCCGGAGAGTTCGAGTTCGACATCGTGTCGCTGCCGACGGCGCTCTTGAATGCGCTCTTGGCGTTGCTGCCCTTGGCCCGCCCGGCCGGCTACTCGGGGATGATCGTGTCGTCTTCCGCACCGGTCGCAAACGTGATAACCTGGGGGTCCGTCGGTTTCGGCGGGACAAATTCTTTCGCCTCGAACAGGAGCATATAGCACATGGCCGCCGATACTTTCCCCTGGTCTTCTTCGACGAATTACTCGGCCGGCCCCAACACCGGCACGGCGACGAAGGTCGACCCCGGGTACAATCAGATGACGAACCTGGTGCCCGTGGGGGCGCAGGCCATGAACTTCCTGTTGAACGAGCGGGACGTCGATTCTCAGCAGAGATCGCTCGGGTGGGGGCCGGCGTTCCA